TGCTATTACGTAGTAAGTTTTTTTATTAACTAGACCACCTATAACTGCTGCCACCTCATCATCAGAGTTAACACCTACATCATAATAAACTTGCTCATCATTAACAAACCCATGTCCATTACTTGTAATTGTGTTAGCCGATGTACTAACCACACTAGATGATGTTGCATCTATTTCTTTAGCTGTGCTTGATGCACCTGCTACTGTTGCATAACAAGCCTTTAGACCTGCTATGTCAGAAGCATTACCAATGGCTGTCTTTAATGTTGTGTAGTTTACTCGTACTGCTGTTCTATGTGCAGTTATACCAGATGGTATTGCTGTATTAGCTTCTGACTTACGAGTTACATACCAATCTGTTCGTGATAAATAATTAGTTGATGTTTGTTTTGCTTCACTTACCTTTGCTATCTTTAATCCTGCAAGTGGTCTTGGTAACAAGGCATCACCATCTGAGTTCCAACCATAATAATAGAAGTTGTCAAAAGAACCTAATGGAGTAGGGTCATCTTCCCATACAAGACCTGTAGCTTCTTTATAAGTAGCTGTCCAAATTACCCAGTTACGTGGGTGTCTAATATTGCTATCATCTATCCACCCTTTTCCTGTTTGTATGGTTCTACCATTATGTTTCCAAGCCATCTTATTGTCTCCTATTTTGCATTTGCGTATTTAAAGGGTGTTTCAGCGAAAGCCATGTAGATATGTGTAGTCTGTGACCCATTATGAGAATCATGGGCTGTTCTCAATTTAAACCCATTACTTAAAAAATCAACCATACGAGTATCAGTCTCATTTGTTTCTGCACCATTAGTATCAGCAAATAACTTTACATTGTTAGGGTTATTAGTATCTCTTTTGTTATCCCATATAATCCAGTTTTCACCACTTGCTGATTGTTCTTTTGTCATAATCCAAGCAGGTCTAAATCCTAGATATATAAATGGTCCTGCTGCAACTCCAGTTCCGATATAACTGCCCATCCTTGAGTACCCTTTAACCTCTGCAAAAATATAAGCAATGTTTGCTTGACCATCTTGATTTATATTACCATCTGCACCTATAGTAATATTTGTGCTTGTTGGAGCCGTGTCATTAAATCTATTTGCATTATCAGTAGTTGCTGCATTACTAAATGCTAAAAAATCTGTTTCTGGCTCTGCTGTATTATCACCATGATATATAATCCAAGAGTTTCCATCTTCATCTAATGTTTTAAAAATCATCATTTGTGGAACAGCACCTAATCCATGAGCTATCGTTCCTGCTCCACCAGTTCCTGTGTATTTTATAATACTAAAACCTGCTGTTGGATTTGCTTGTACTACTGCTGCTGGGTTGGCACCACTCTCACTTATTGTTGCAGTCGCTGTGCCACCATTTGCTTTCCAGTTCCAAGCAACAAAAGGAGAGTTATTTCTGTTTAATCCAAATGAACCATCATCAGCAAGTACAACAGTAAATCCACCATTAGTAGGTGGAGTATCTGATGGTGCATCAAAACTTCTAAATTGATTTGAAAAAGTATTTTCATCACCAGTAGTGGATGTGGATATAGCTGAGTTGATACCTCTAATGCTATCATATTGAGCATGGTCTACATCTGCTCCTGCATTATCTCTCTTTTTTAGCCAAACCCAATCTGGTTTAAAAGCAAGCCCTGTCACAGCCTTAGAACCTTGAGCTGCTGTTTGTCCATTACCAGTATAAAGAAGTGTATCAAAATGGTCAGTAGCTTGTGTATCAGAATTAGGACCAATAGTTGGTTCTGCCATATTTGCCGAGCACAAAGCTAAATAGCCTGTTGGAGGTGCTGTGTGAAATGCACCTATACCATTTGCATCTGCATTAGTCGTTACTGTTTCATTTCCTCCAAAGGTTGAGTCCTGTCCAAAGTTAGCTTGGAACTCACTAATATTTCCTGCATGAAGGAAAAAATCTATGTCCAAGTCTATTGTGCCAAATGGGTTTGCCCCAGTAACAGGGTTTTGTGTAGCACCAGCAACATTAGTTGAAAATGTACCATTAACACTTATAAAAAACTTGCCATCACTTTTTACTGCAAAACCTATCACACCTCCAGAAGATTGAGCACCATCTAACCCATTTAGGTCACCATCACTTGAACTTTGACCACCTTCTAATAAGGTTCTACCATTAGGACTTATTAAATGATGATGTGAATAACCAGTGTTATCACTTCTAGCAAGTCCATCAGCTTTTTGGTCAAATCCCTGTCTCCCAAATAATCCAAGATAACCATTATCTCCTCCTACAGCTACCCTCCTTATTTCCATGTAAACACCTGCTCCATCACTATTTCTTAAAACTTCATTAATAGCTATGGTACTCATAGCATATGCTCTATCAGCATTAACATCACCACTACCCTTAGTGTGTAACGCACCATTTGTTGGTGCTAGAAACCCACTATCACCAAATACCCTATATATTGGATTCCATGTTGCAAAATTATTCTCTGGACTATCAGGCATTGCAGAGTCAAACGCATCTAAATTAGAATCTTTGAAATGATTTGTTTGACCACTAATATCAGCACCTATTGTTGATGATGATGCCGTTGAACTACCATCTCCAGTTTTGTCATACTTAAAATAAAATCCATTTGTACCATAAGAACCACTGTATGCTTTTGGAATGAGTACCCCGTTTTTAAATTCGGCAAATGATGTATAGTCTAATGCTGCACCATTAACATAATGTGTGTCTGCCATATACCCATCAAACTCTAAGTTATTATCTGTTCCACTAGTCCTCCTAGCACCTATTGAATGATATTTATCATTGCCAAAGGATGACACTACATCTTTTGCTGCAATACCATCCCCAGATTCTGCTAAAGTTATGGGCAACCCATTTATCCACATTTTTGTTCTATTAGTTTCTGTGTTATCAGCAGAATTAAATTGAACCACTAGGTGATACCAAGCACTTGTGTCACGCAGTAATCCAGTAGAATCAGCATTGTATGTTTCAGAGCCATCAGCTAATTGAAAATTAATTACATTACTAAGAACTCTTATACAATCTCTTACAGAAGCAGATGCATAAGCAGCAAATAAAGTACCATCAGTTAATTTAGACCTTTTAAACCATGTAGAAAAAGTCCAAAGCACTCTACTGCCAGCACCACTAAAATCTTCATTTAAATTAGCATCAGCACTAGAATCAAATCTTACTGACGTTGTAGCAACATCATTGTAAAAACTACCACCACCGGGATTAGCGAGCCAAAATGCATTATTTGCAACCATTATTAACCCCTACCCTTCTACAAATGCTAATTGAGCAGCACCAAGAAGCACTGTTCCGTCAGCCTTAACAAAATATGGAATGATGTCAACTGCTGCAGCTGCTGTACTTAATGTAATATCTGTTCCACCTGCTACGTGATATGTGTTTTCTTCATGAGATAGTGTTCCCCCACCTGTACTATCTTGTATAAGACAAAATAAACCAGTTTGTCCTGCAACTTCATCATTAGCAGCAGGAGCAACTAAAGTCATGTTATTATTATTAGACACAGTTAAAATAAAGTTTGTAAATTGTGAAAAGTCAGGCTGGAAGTTACCACTAGCATTAGCTGTTTGTGTATTTGGTGATACTGCTTGATTAAACACTATCGCTAAGGCATTTCCTGTATCAGAGGATATGCTATCTAATGCAATGCTTCCTACGTTAGTTATATTTCCATCTGAAGCATCTAAACTATCTACTGTGGCAGCACCAAAGTTTACTGCACCTGTTGTGGTTATAGTGTCACTACCATTGTTAATAGCACCAAAGCCACTTGTAATAGAACCTGCGTTTAATGCACCTGTTGTAACAAGACCTGTGGCAGTCGTTATTGAGTTCTGTGTGGCTGTAGCAACAGTTCCTGTTAAGTTACCTGCCACGTTACCTGTTACAGCACCTGTTAACGCACCAACAAATCCTGTTGCTGTTATCTTACCTGTGCTTGGATTATAAGTCATGGTACCATCAGCTTCAACACCAATAGCACCAGACCCAGCTGCTCCTGCTCCAAATAAAATTACATTGTTTTCATTGGTGCTTTCATTGTCACTAACTGTAACTGTTGTTGCAAGAGTTGCAGTGTCAGCATTACCAGTTACATCACCTGTAACGTCACCGGTTAAATCACCTGCTAATAATGTTGCAGTTAATAAACCACTACTACTATTGAATGTTAAGTTAGTGCCACTCTTAGGTGGTAAGTCACCAGTTGCAGCTGTTGTAAACAAAGGAAAACAAGTTGTGTCACTTGACTCATCTGCTACAGTAACAGCAGTACCAACAGAAGCTAAAGCCACTGCTATATTAGCTGTACCGTCAAAACTAGTTCCACCAATATTTCTTGCAGTCGCTAAAGCAGTTGCTGTTCCAGCCAAACCTGAAGTTGCCTGATTACCTGCAGCGTTTACTCCCGGTAAATCAATGTTTGCTGAACCATCAAATGAGACACCACCTATGGTTCTAGCTGTTTCTAATGTTGTGGCATCTGCTGCTAAGGCAACTGCTATATTAGCTGTACCATCAAAACTTGTACCACCTATGGTTCTTGCTGTTGCTAAAGCCGTTGCTGTTGCAGCTAATCCTACTGCTATGTTTGCAGAGCCATCAAAAGATGTGCCACCTATGGTTCTTGCTGTTGCTAGTGTAGCAGCTGAACCACTAGCATTTCCAGTTAAACCACCTACAAATGTTGTTGCTGTAAGATTTCTTATACCTGTGTAATCCTTGTCAGCATCTAATATAACAGCCTTAGAAGCTATAGCAGTACCTATGGCAGTACTACCTATATCTAATGCGTTAAGTTCACCTACGACTGCTGTAATACCATCTAATGTGTTAAGTTCAGCAGTAGTAACTGTAGCACCATCTAATATCTCTAGCTCTGCTTCTGATATTTCAGCAGAACCTATAGTTACATTTCCTGCAAAGGTTGCATTAGCACCACTAAATGTTAGAGCAGTTGTAGTACCTGATTTAATTATTAAGTTGCCACTAGAGTTTGTAGCACTACCAAATGTTACACCAGCATCTTTAAAGAATATGTCTCCACCGTCAGCATCTAAAATTATATCACCACCAGTGTCAATTAATACTGCACCATCAGCTACAAGGTCTAGTTGTCCGTCTGTACTGGAATTGATGTATATTGCTGTGTCTCTAAATTGTAGCTTCTCTGTAGTAGCAATAAGTATGTCATCACTAAATTCAAAATAATCCTCGTCTTCCATCCATGATAATACACCATTACTAGCAAGACCATCAAATGTTAATACTACATCAGCATCTTGGTTTGCACCTAGTGTAATAGCGTTAGCAAGTAGTCCTGCAATAGGTCCACCTTCTCCTGCTGTACCATCATGTGTGTGTCCTGATGATGCTGCAAAGGCTGCTAATAACTGATTAAACTCGTCATTACTATGAGCTGCTGTTACAACATCTCCATCTGCGTATGTGGACTGTCTAGTGTATGTATCACCCATTAACGTCTAGCTCCTAATTGATATTCTAATTGAAAACCTTTAAGTGAATATGGTGCTGTTATACCACCATCTTCTACTTTTAATGCTACAGCAAATCCTGAACCTTCTACTGCTTGTCTAACTAATGGTTCAGATACACCACTGTCATACACAGTACTAGCAGTACCATACTTAGTAGCTGCATTGCCATATATTGTAGCAACTTGAGCAGTATCTAAGGGGTAAGCCGCAGGTTTAGATGCATTAACATCATCGTAATCATATCTTACAAATAAATCAGCATCTAGTGTAGATTCAGGTTTGTAGTTTACTATAACCCTCTGCATATGTTTTCTTATTCCGGGGTCATTAAATGTTAAATCAGGACTTCTATACTTTCCTGATATAGCAGTTCCATCAAAGGTATTACCTTGTTCTTGTCTATATATAAAGCCATTATCGTAGTCACCATGTAATACTAGTACGTCACCATTTAATACAAAGCTATCCGTGCAAGCAGGTCTTAAACCACGAACTTCTGCAAACTCAAACTTCTGACCTTTTAGTACGCAGATAATACCTCTAGTGGATTGTTCATTAGTACTACCTTTAGTAAAAAATATTCTGTATTGTGTCTTGTCAGTTATAACTACTGAATCAAATTCAGATGCTGAATCTATTTGCTCATTAAAAATAGACTGTACAGCAGAACTTATAGTACCTAATTCAACGTCACCAATTCTAGCAGTACCAGCAATAGTTCTTAAACCATCAGGACCTAAGAATATTAAGTCACCTGCAAATTCTTGAATAGTGTCACCATTTATGCAACCTATGTTTCTTGTTACGTCAGAGACTTGAAAGTTAAGGGAACTAGTTCCTGCTAGTTTAAATATTCTAGTTTCACAAAATATAAATAAATTATCACGGAAAACTTTTATACCTGTTATCTTGTCATCTACTTTAAAACTACCTGCACCTATTGCTACAGATAAATTGTCTTCATCAAATGGTGCAGAGAAAACAACCTCTTGAGGTGTATCTGGCATACCTGAATAAAACATATGATTTTTAAAAGCAGCAACGTGATTAGCACCAGTAACAGCAGGAGGAAATAAATCAAGTACTGCTACTCCTGTTTCGTGCAAGTTAGCAATAGTTCCTGAAGCTGCTCTTGTTACACCTGTAAACGTAGTGGCTGATAAACCTGTGTACGTAAACACCTCTGTTCCAATAAGAATAGATAATGTTCCAGATGAAGGATTAGTAAATTGAGCAGTACTAGCTACTGTAATAACCCCACTACCACTTAAAGTTGCATCAGCTGCAATGCTACCTACTAGTACAGTAGATTCACCAGTGCTTGCATTAGTAGATGGTATATCGGTTGCCGCTAAAGAAGAGTTAAATATAGTAGGTGCATTAACACCATCAACTACAATTATCTTGTTTGTACCATCAAAATTAAATCTTTCAAACGAATACTTACCTGCATTTGTTCTACCACTATCTATACTAGTCCATGATGAACCACCCGGAGTTGCACTAAATATATTAGTACCTCTAGCTGCTAATACTTTATTGCCAAAGGTAGCTACCATAAGTATTTTTTCTACGTCAGATGAAGTAAAGGGCACAATTACTGGTACGTATTTTGTGTAGCCACTAATACGTCTATAACCACCTTCAATAGCAGGTTCAAAGTTTTTAAGCTCTAATGCTTCACCCGGTTGCATCATAAAAGTAGACTTGTTTAAAACTAGTCCACCCTCTAAGTTAAACGGTAATGCTGCGACTTGAGATAAGTCAGCCATTAATTAATCCTAATATTTAAATCACTACTGCCTGAACCACCACCCTTAGGTATATAGGTAGACCTAACATAATCGAATCTATTAATAAGAAGAGTCTGCATGTTTTTAATTCCCTGCTCAAAACGACCAAAGTTTAATTGATACTGTTGTGTCTCACCTCTGTACTGATATACAAATGCTGTAGCACCATCTATTATAACAGCAGCGAATCTATCAGGTACACTTGTAGTACTGCCATGAACAGTCATGTCTGTAGGAAATGTAAAGTAATCGTACTTTACTGTATATGATTTAATAGGGAATGGGTATAAGATATAGTTATTGTCAGGTGCTCTAATTACGAATTGTGGTATACCACCACCATCAAACTGTGCTACCTGTACTCCACTTAAATGGGCTGAAGCTGTAGTGCTACTTGTACCTCTAACACATCCTGTAAGAGTTGTACTAGAACCAATAGCTGTGTACGTAATAATTTCATTACCTATAAAGACTCGACCTGCACTATCAAAACCTGTAGTACTTGAAACAGTTAGAGTTGTAACAGAATCTGTGTGGTTCTGACTTAGTGTAGTAGTTACTATTTCATCTTCTTGTGTGATATAACTATTAACATAATCATTATAGTTTATGGTATGTAGTCTACCACCAGATGCACCTATGTCAGAATCTTTAACTATTCTAAAGGTATTGTAATCTAATGTCTTTGCTGTGGCAGGTATATTATATTTAACTGTACCTGCTGTTAAGACTTCTATATCAGTAGCATGATTAAATGGATACTGAAATTCTTTTTGATTAATGTATCTTATTGATTCATTAACTGCGTTTTGACATTGAACTTGTATACCCCTAGCACTAGAAAAGGTTGCCGAAGTTAATGCAACCTCGTTCAACCTTGCTATGACTTTATTTGTAAGTGTTAGGTAAGTTTCTGCCATGTTAATTCCTAAGTAAAATA